ATGCGTACAGCTTCTTGGTGAAGTTCGCACACCGCAAGCGTGGCCATTCTTTCAGCGCCGAGATGGTGACATTGGCAGCTTTGAAAAAGGGCATTGCAGCGCCTGATATGAGGAACTGGGGGCCGGTGTTCCGCGCAGTGGCAGCGGATGGCTATATCCGTCGTTCTGATGTGCTGTTCCCAAGGTCTATGGGCAACGGTACTTTGTCGCCAGGGTGGACGGAAACGTAATGGCTAATCCTTGGTTTCGCATGTACGCTGAATTTGCAACTGATGCAAAAGTGCAAATGATGCCAGAGGAAATGCAGCGCCGTTACATCATGTTGATGTGTCTCCGTTGCAGTAACAGCCTTGTAACGTTACATCATGAAGAGATAGCGTTTCAACTTCGTATCACTAGCGAAGAATTGGAAGAAACAAAGCGTCTTTTTGTCGCCAAAGGTTTCATTGATTCCGATTGGAATTTGCTGAATTGGGAAAAGCGTCAATTTTCCTCAGATGCCAGCACAAGCAGAGTAGCAAAGTATCGCGCGCTACAAAAACAGAAGCGAGAAGCGTCATGTAACGGAAATGAAACGTTACAGAAACGTAAAAGTAACGCTATAGATACAGATACAGATACAGATACAGATACAGATAAGAAGAATAAGAACAAAAGTTCTTTGACGCCTGACGGCGTTTCTGATTCTGTTTGGCAGGACTTCAAGAAACTTCGCAAAGCCAAGAAAGCAGCAATCACTGACACAGCGATGGCAGGCATTCAGCGTGAAGCTGACAAAGCCGGGATGACGCTGCAGCAAGCGTTGGTGATGTGCTGTGAGCGTGGATGGGCAGGCTTTAAGGCTGTGTGGGTGACGACAGAACAAACCAAGACCACTGCCGAGACTGCTTATCAGCGATCCATGCGCGAGCGGTTCGAGGAGGCATCAGGCCGAAAGCAAAGCAACATCATTGACATAACACCTCAACGAATGGAGGCATTGCTATGAGCCTGCCAATCGCATGGATAGACAAGCTTTTTGAAAAGCTATCAATCCGCTACGGGCGCGATTTTTTAGGTAGGTGGGAGGGTATGCCCATTGCCGATGTCAAAACCGACTGGAGCGACGTTTTAAGCGGTTTTAAGTCCCATCCTGATTCGATTGCCTGGGCATTGGAGAACTTGCCTGAAGCAAAGGCTCCTACTGCTACCGAATTCCGCGCACTTTGCCGGAAAGCACCAACACCAAACGTACCGCAATTGGAAGCGCCAAAAGCTAGCCGGGATCGCATGGAAGCGGAGCTAAGAAAGCTAGCGCCGATTGTCGCCAGGAAAGAAATCGACATGAAGGACTGGGCTCGTCGATTGAAAGCAAGGGACGAATCAGGCGAGAAATTGAAGCCTATCCAGATACGTTTTTACCGTGAGGCACTGGCATGAGCTACCACGAAGCACAAAACATCCTAGACGCACGCAGAGCAGGTAAAGACATGCCTGAATCGGTTGTATTGCAAGCCCTTGAAATGACTGGCGACTATCAGCCTGATGAAGTTGATTCGGCTATCGAGGAAGCGCAATGAATGGACATTCAAACACTGCTAGACCACTACACCAAGCTTGCGCGGGTGCCGGGATTCAAAGCTTACGCATGGCAGCGAGTTCAGGAACTGGCGAAAGAACTACCGGAGTGGCGCGAATTGCCCAGCTTGCTGACGGAGGCGATGCGCAATGAGCAAAGCAAGCCGCAACAAGGGACGTAAAGGCCAGCGTGAAGCCGCTGATCTGCTGCGTAGCCGTGATTGGAACGTGGTCGAAGTCAACTCAGGAACTGCCGTTGAGGACTTCATCGCCATTGACCCAAATGGAGTCACGTACAGCGTCGAAGTAAAGAACACCGTGAGCATTGAACTGGCCCACAAGAAACAAGCTATGAAGCAGGCGGCAGCAAGAAAACTGCCCTGGCTCTTGGCTTCAAAGATCGCCGATTCGTCAAGCTGGTTGATCCAGCGCAAGGGCGAAAAGCCTGTTGTGTGGAGTGAAGCATGACGATCAAAAGCGAAAACCGCAATCAGCGCGAACTGACTGCGGCCCTCTAACCAGCCAATAAAAGGAGTATTGATGGCTGCTCAAAATTATACGGATTTCCTGAAAAGGAAAAAACACAGTACGGGAGACTTCGGGTTTGACCCCGTTTGGATGCCTGAATCTGCTTTTGACTTCCAAGAGTTTGGAATCACAAAGGCGGTTCGCAAGGGCCGAATGGGGCTGTTTGAAGATACCGGGCTTGGCAAGACGTTGCAGCAACTTGCCATTGCAGAAAACATCATTCGGCACACGAACAAACGGGTTCTGATTCTGACGCCTTTGGCCGTGGCCTTCCAGTTCATCAAAGAGGCTACCCGCATTGGTATTTCTGACATTGGGCACAGCAAAGACGGCGTATTGACCAAGAAGATAACCGTTTGCAATTACGAGCGGTTGCACCTATTGAACCCTGATGACTTTGTTTGCGTGATGTTGGATGAGTCAAGCATCCTGAAGAACTTCGCAGGTAAGACACGGGATCAGATTGTTGCCTTCATCAAGCGCGTTCCTTACCGCTTTCTGAGCACGGCAACGCCAAGCCCGAATGACTTCATTGAATTGGGCAATAGCTCTGAAGCGCTGGGTTACATGGGCTACATGGACATGCTTACCAAGTTCTTTAAGAGCAATCAAAACAGCGTTGACAGCAACAACCGGAATATCGGCGAGAAGTTTTACCTGAAGCCACACGCAGAACGTGATTTCTTTGCATGGGTCAATCAGTGGTCTTTGATGGTCAAGAAGCCGTCAGACATTGGTTTCTCTGATAAGGGGTATGACTTGCCAGCGCTGCACGTCAATAAGCGCATGGTCAAGAACAGCAATACATGGTGCATCAATGGGCAGGATTCATTGTTTGCCATGCCAGCAAAGACCATGACCGAGGTGCGAGAAGAGCAAAAGCTGACTGTGAAAGAGCGATGCGAAGAGGCGGCATCTTTGGCCGCTGGCAAAACTTCTGTCTACTGGTGCAACTTGAATGAGGAAAGCGCATTGCTTTCAACGCTCGACCCTGACGCTGTGGAGATTACAGGCGGCATGTCGATTGACAAGAAAGAGGAAATTCTTGTCGCGTTTGCCAACAACGAAATCAAGCGGCTGATTACCAAGGCCCGAATGACCAGTATGGGCCTAAATTGGCAGCACTGCACGCATACCGTGTTTTTCCCGACATGGAGCTATGAGCAGTATTACCAAGCAATCCGCAGATTCTGGAGGTTTGGCCAAACCTCAGAAGTCACTTGCGACATGGTGATCTCAGAAGGTCAAGAGCGGGTACTTGAAGCCCTGGATCAAAAGACGCAAAAAGCAATTGATCTGTACGGGAACTTGGTTTCTGCCGCAAATCAAGACTTCTTCAACGTCACCAAAGAATTTAACCAAACAGCACGCATGCCGGAGTTCATCTGATGAATACAAAAGACCAAATCATTACGCCTGAATACGCCATTTACAACTCGGATTGCATGGAGGTAATGCCCACTATCCCGAGTAATTCGATTGACTTGTCTGTGTACTCGCCGCCGTTTGCTGGGCTGTACAACTACAGCAGCAGCGAGCGTGACTTTTCAAACTGCGAGAACAAAGAACAGTTCCTTGAACAGTATGAATACCTGATTGAGCAAATCGCCCGCGTGACTAAGCCAGGGCGCATTACGGCTGTGCATTGCACGGATGTATTTGATAACTCTTGCCGCCTTTGGGACTTCCCGCATGAAATTATCCGGCTGCATGAAAAACACGGGTTCCAGTACCGCAACCGCATCACGATTTGGAAGGAGCCTTTGAAGGTCCGCATGAGGACTATGGTGAAAAGCCTGATGCACAAGTTGATCGTAGAAGACTCGACACAGTGTTTTACGGCTATGCCCGACTACATGATTGTGATGACAAAAAATGGCGACAACGAAACGCCGGTCACACATGCGCACGGGCTTACCCGGTATTTCGGTGCGACTCCAATCCTGCCAAACATCTTGCAGGCATTCAACAATGGCAACGAAACAAAGTTCAATGAAGATGAGTTGTGGGAATACCTGAAATCCACCTATGCAAACCACGACGATCCAAAGTCAAACAAGCTGTCTCATTACATCTGGCAGCGGTACGCATCAAGCGTATGGGATGACATTCGGATTGACAATGTTTTGCCCTTCAGGGACTCACGCGAAGAGGATGATGAAAAGCACGTTCACCCGCTTCAGTTGGATGTGATTGACCGAATCATTGAGCTTTACAGCAATCCCGGCGAAGTGGTTCTAACACCATTTATGGGGGTTGGTTCAGAGGTGTACAGCCCGGTTTCTATGGGCCGTAAAGCAATCGGTATTGAGTTGAAAGACAGCTACTTTAAGCAGGCTCGAATCAACCTTGAATTAGCCCCTAAGCGGTTTGAAAACGAGAAGCAGGCAAAGCAGGAATCTCTTTTCAATCCGGCTGATGAAGTTGAATTGATGGAGGCTGAATGAATCAAACTAGATTAGGTAGTTTGATCGAAGCCATGCTCAATGTGGGCATTGGCTTTGTCATCAACATGGCCGCTAACTTTGTAATTCTCCCGCTTGTCGGGTTCAACATCACGCTAG